TGCTTCAAGAGTAGTAGCTGTTACCGTTGAATTAAATGCTGCTGCCCCCGCTTCACTTCCATCCAATGTAAGCATTGTAATATCAACAGTAGCATCTGTTCCCTTAAATATAATATCACTATTATTTGCTGTTGCATCTATGGTAATATTACCAGAAGATGTTGCTAAAGTTACTGCTGCATCACCTGTAGAAATATCATCTGCCGCTACACTTCCACTTGTATAAGTGTTAAGTTGAGAAGCAGTAATATACTTTGTCGTACCGGCATCATCTATTAAAATTTTATCTGCATCTGCTACAGTAATACTTGTACCATCCGTAGCACCATCAATTTGAATTGCCGCACCAGATACTTTATCTGCTGTTGAAATAGTTGCCAGTTTAGAATCTGCAATTGCCGCTGAAGCATTAACATCGGCATTAACAATTACTCCAGAACCAATTGCTGCCGTACCTGTTGTTCCTATGGATATATCCCCAGATATGACAACTGGATTAAAATTTGTTCCATCAGCAACTAACACCGCACCACTTGTATTGGTACCCATTGTTAAATCATCACCAGAGATTGTTAAATCACCTGCTAATGTTGCATTGGCTCCACTAAATGTTAAAGCTGTCGTTGTTCCTGATTTAATTATTAAGTTACCGGAAGTATTTGTTGCACTACCAAAAGTAGTTCCACCATCTACAAAGAATATATCTCCACCATCTGCATCAAGTTTAATATCACCCGGTGCGTCTAAAGTTATATCTGTAGCTCCGTTAGGAACAAAATCTAAAACTGTAGTACCACCATCTTTTAAAGTTATGTTAGCACCATCCGCATCTAATATAATATCTGCTGCTGCATCTACTGTTAAATTATTTGCTGATATAGTTAAATCTGTACCATCACCTTCTATCTTTTCACTTGCTCCACCAAATTGAATACCAACATTATTGGGAATGACAACATCTGCAACGGCTGTTAAATTAATATTATTACCGGCTATAGTTAAATCTGTACCATCACCTTCAATCTTTTCTCCGTCATTGCCAAATGTTAATCCAATATCTGCAGGAATGTTAATATCAGCACCGGAAGTAAGATATAAATCCGTTCCGTCACCATAAATATATTCACCGCCTTCATCATAAAGATACAGTCTTTTAGAACTGTCCATGACAACATCATCGGCAAATTTGAAATGGTCTTCATCTTCCATCCAATACATAACACCATCGGATGTTTCACCATCAAATGTTATTGTAATGTCCGTTCCTGCAGTACCTGCTCCAAATGTTAATGTATTGCTAAGTAACTTTGTGACAGGGCCACCTTCAGCCGCAGTTCCATCGTGAGTATGTCCTGTAGTAACAGCAAATGCCGCTAATAACTGGTCAAATTCGTCATTTAAATCAGATGCCTCAATGACACCGCCATCAACGATACCCGCCGAACTTTGTCGTGTATATGTTGAACCCATTTATCTTCTTCCTCCCGGTGTAAATTCCATTTCAAATCCTTTTAAAGCCCAAGGATTATTTGTACTTGTATCTGTTAGTTTTAAAGCCACAGCGAATCCTGACCCTTCAACACTTTGTCGTGTAATAGGCAAGTCTCCTTGTCCAAAAACTGCTGTTCCATAAGCTCCCGCTCCATAAATTGCTCCACTTCCCGATGTTTCTAATGTAAATACATCCGGTTGCGGTGTATCACTATCATCATAATTATAGCGAACATACATATTTGCACTAACTTCTCCTTCAGGCTTCCAGTTTAAGTTAATACGTTGCATATTTTTTCTAACACCGGGGTCACCCATTGTCATATCAGGCGACCTAAATGTAGAATCTATACTTGCTGTTGTACTTGAACGTGTCCAAATATTTCCATCATCCTGTTTATATATGTAACCATCATATCCACCGGATATAGTTGTTTCTGTATTACTAACTAAATCAGAATCACAACTAGAAACTTTTAATCCTTTTATATCTGCATATTCAAATCCCATTTGTTGTGTATTAGGATTTATTTTAATTACGGCAATTAAACCTCTTGAACTTCCTTCTGCTCCAGTTGTTTTAGGATAGAATAAACGATATTGTGATTTATTTCCTATTACTAATGATGTTACATTATCATAACCAATATTGTTTATTCTTTCCTGTACTTGTTTTGAAACTGTACCTAATTCAATATCACCAATTCTTGCTGTTCCTGCAATAGTACGAAGTCCATCGGCTGCTAAGAATATTAAGTCACCACCTATTTCTTGTATAGAATGATGTGCTAGTGTTCCTATACCCTTTGCGACCTCTGCTTTAGCAAAATTACTTGAACTTGTTCCCGTTACTTTATATATACTATTTTGGCAAAATACAAATAATTCATCACGAAAAACTTTCATTCCAGTAATAACATCACCCATAACGATTGTTCCACCGCCCGTATCAAAATCATCTTCTGTATATGGCCCAGAGAAGTGTAATGTTGATGTTGCATCAGACATTCCACCATAAAACATATGATTTGCGAATGATTTTACATATTTTGGGTTTGTAGGCGCAGTTCCACCACCAGTAGCATTTATAATATCTTCAGTATAACTAGTATTTAATGTAAATGCTGCTGCTGCTCCAGTTGCAATTATAATTTTATCATTACCATCAAAATTAAATCTATCAAAATCATAAGTATAGCTAGTACCTTTACTTGTAGCTCTTGAAGTCCATGAACCACTTGTGGTTCCTGTATAGACTGTTCCACCTCTTCCTGCTACAACAACATCATTAAATAAAGCAGATAATAATATTCGTTCATCTGAAGAAGAAACTTGTGTTACTATAGTTGAATTATATTTTGTTGTACCATTTATTCTTCTATACCCACCTTCAGTAGATGGTTCAAAATTAGATAACTGTAATGCTTCGCCCGGATGCATAGCAAAAACATCTTTGTTAAGTACTAAGCCACCCGCACAACTTACTACCATAGGTTTTTGTAATCCTGTATAAGGCATTAGAATACTCCTGAACCCACTCTACCTCCATGATTAACTCTATGGTCTGTCATATAGGATGTCTTATTTACTGATTCTATTCTCATAATCTTTAAAGCTTCCTTGTATTCCCTGTCAGCTAATTGAGCAGACTGTAAATCGGAACGCAATATATGGGCATAATATTTTGCTTTATTGATTATTATATCCTTATATCTATCATCCAAATCCATTGTATCACCATGAGCAGATAAGTCCGTATGCACTTTCCAGTACTCATACTGGATTGAGTAGTTGCTTTTATCAGGTACTGGTGTTAAACCAAATTTTTTGTCCTGTGTTGGATAAACTATGTCAGGTGTTCCATAAGCGGATGAGTCATTGGCTAAATCCCTTTCAAGGTACATTCTATTCCAGTTATCATATGTTACATACTTTAATTTTTTTACTGGTATATCCTCTGATACACGAACATAATCCACATCCAAGTTATTTTCATCACTGTTAATTATAGTGATATATGTTGTTGCAACTGTCGCAGAAAAAGTTGTATTTAATACCTTGCTTTCTCCGTAGTTCGATACAGTTACTGTTTCGCTTAAATTTGTTGTATCGTGTGCCGATGTTCCTATTTTTACCGCTAAACTTGAACCACCTGAAGAAGAATCAAATATTCGTACTTGAACCCTATATGATTTGTTTTTAGTGGTAGAAATGGATTGTGATAAGGCAGCGTCATTTAATCGTGCCCTTCCATTACCGCCTGAATTATAGGCTGGTGTTCCGCCTCCTACGGCTCCCGTTGTAGCGTTTGTCCAACTGGATATATCACTTGTAAACTCCCCGTTTGTAATCAGTTCCTTGGGAACCAAGCGAAATGTTTCCCAATCAACTTTTCGATAGGCTTTATCAGCACTTTGAGGAGACGCTGAACTGGGTAAGCTATATGTTCGCTGTCCCGCATTAGTATTTTGGGTAGTTGATAAGTATAAATCAGGAATTTCCGAAATACTGTTGTATAACTCATGCATGGCTTTTAGAACAAACTTTTTAACGGATGTTTGAATACCCCTGCTACTGGAAAAAGTAGTGGAAGTTAATTCCTTTTCATTTAGTTCATTAAGAACATTATTTACTAGTACTAAATATGTTGTAGCCATGTTTCCTTATTTTATAATCTTTTTTGGTTTGTTCTTTTTTACTTTAGAACCTTTATTATATTTACTCGCCCATTCTTTAGCTATTTTAGGTTTTTTAGCCCATAAAAACTTTTCTTGTTTTTTAGATTTAAATGGCACTATGCTCCACACGATTCACAGTAGTCATCTTCATCATAATTTGTTGTAAACTCTTGTTTTTCTTTTTTGCAGTCACAATCCTTGCATTCACAAGACGTGCAAGAGCCACCATTACTGCAATGACATCCATGTTCACATTTTTTACAGTTTTCCATTTTCTTCTTTTTTTCTCCTTCTATCTGTTCAATAAGTTCTAATGCTCCTAAGACCCTACTTCTTAAATCAATATTCCTATTAATTTGTTTGGTAAGGTCTTGGTGCTGTTGAAGTAAAGACTCTTTCTTAGTCTTTAAATCCATTAAGATACTGCTGCACTAAACGGAGTTGCTTCAGTACCAGATGTAGTTGTATAACCATATACCATCCAAGTATTTGATGCAATATCTGTCAGTTCAATCCAGTCACCAATCTGTACACCACCTGTTGTTGTGGCATTAAATGTCATAGTATCGGAATCTGCTGCTGTTTTCCAGTTAATTACTTCTGCTGCTGCTGCATCTGATGTGCTATCCGTTACAATATGTCCTTGCATAATATCATCACCAACTACCTGAATTACATAGTTTGACGTATTAACAACAGAAACAACAAATTTATATTTATGTCCAGTACCCGTTGCTGCCGGTAATGTAACTGTCAGTGATGCGTTACCACCAACTTCTCCAAGTAAATTCGTACATCCTGCGTGAATAGCCGGAGTACAAGTTGTAGCTGTAGCCAAAGTATTTAATCCAGTACTAAAACTGCCACCAACATCCAACATTGTAATAGGGGCTGTTACCCCATCTCCACCAACAAACATACCTCCATAATTACCATTGCCATTCAAGACAGAAAAACGAGCGGCAAACTTTCCACCTGTTTTCATAAATATTTGAGTATCGGCTATAGAATATAATTCGTGTGATGCACTCGAAGAGTTACCATCTAAAACTAAAGATTTTCCACCAGTCTCTTCCAGTTTTAATATATTTTCATCTGCTCCAACAATATGCAATCTATGTGTGGGAGTACTTTGATTAATTCCAATTCTATCATTGCCTGCATCTATAAAAAACATATGCGTAGTATCATCAGCTTCAATCCTGAAATCTACGTCTGCACCGGAATCATTAAATGTTACCGCACCTTCTACTTCCAAACCATCAGTTAGGTTTAGTTCTGCAGATTCAACTGTATTGCCTACAGTTTGCTGTGCCGCTAATCCTGCTAACATACTATCCTCCTAACAAAAGACCAGTCTCATCGTTACATCCGATGAACTGACTCGTTGATGATGAAAATAAGCTGTGTCTTTACCAGACCCTGCTCGTTCCTTTGCATCAGTTACAAATCCGGGTACTGCCAAGAATGTTAATCCTGCCCCTAATTTTAAATCGTTTCCTGTACTTACTGCTGCACTAGAGCTTGTTGAGAAATTAAAATAAATCTCCGCACTCAAGTGTACTCCAATAATACTTGCAGACGAAACATCTATCGCTGCTGCACTACTTGCGGAAGTAACCACAGACTGTACAGACCAATTCTTCTTTCCTGCTGTTGCTAGCTCTATTGCACTCATTTTTTACTTTTTCCTTTATGTTTGGGTTTCCACCCGGTTTTACGCATCGTTCCATAAACAAATGCGTTTGTTTTATTCTTGCTCATTCCTTTTTTACGGGCTTGAGACTTTAAACTCTGTTCCATTGCCTTTGGCATTATTTCATGTGATTCATTAAGAACCACATTCGTACTAAACACCTTTCTACGTCCCTTT